ATACCTTACGCCAAGCAGATACTAAAGGTTAAAGGGCTTGAGAAATCAATAAGCGATGTTCTAACGCAGAGAGATATGTGGAAAACCGATTATGCAGAACTCCAAGCAGAAAACAAGAAACTCAAAGAGCAACAGCTAACAGAAGATGAGATAGAGAAAGTAATCTTAGATAACAAAGAGATATTTATATTTGGTATGGGGGCAAAAGCAATCATCAAAGCAAGAGAGGACAAGAATGGATAAACCAAAGAAGAAGCCTATTAGACAGAACGATGATGACTTTGATAATGGATATGATACTGGTTACAATGTAGCCTATACCGAATGGGAGAAATACCACCATATGGTTCTGCACGAAAGCAACTGTGAATGGTATAATAAAGGCTTAGAGGCACAGAAGAATATAGATGAGAGGGCACAACGAACATCAAGACACAGTAGAGAATGAGGACAAACGAAAGGTAGTTAGGGGCATAGACACCATAATTTTATTATATATTTTATATCAGTTGATGGCCTTGCGTAACGGTATGCTCAAAAAAAGTGATATGATAGAACATACATTTATAGTAAAAAATAACGGAATAAGTAAAATACGAAAAATATCTTTGCCGAAAGATGTTCCCGACAAGGTTATTAGAAAGGTTGCGGAATGGCAGAAGAAAACCTTAAAGCTGAACTGAGGCACGTTGGTAAGCATTTTGAGTTAAAAGAGTTTTTTCAGGATCTTAAAGTTATTAAGCCTGAGAAGCCTGTTGGTTTTGTAGAGTGGGTACAAAAGTATACCTTTCTTAAGGGTAAGCCATTTTCATTTGATAAGCATGAGTATCAAAAGGAAATATTACAAGATACTCACCCATTGCAGTGTATTAAGAAATCCGTACAGATTGGCATATCCGAAACGCTGATTAGGAAGTTTCTAGCATTTATGGCAATGAACCAGGGAACCCAGGGGATATATACCTTTCCGACTTCCGAGGATATGAGGAACTTTGTTAAGACAAGGTTTGACGCGGTAATTAAAGACTGCGCTAAAATAGATGAGCTGGGTTTTAATGTTGACAATGTTAAGGTAAAACAGATTGGTACAAGCTACGCCCATTTTAGAGGAAGCTTTGGTGAAAAAGAAACATTGTCTATTCCGAGCGATTTTAATGTCCACGACGAGATATGCTTCAGTAAACCAAATATACAAAATCTCTATCGGTCAAGATTAGAACATTCCGCTTTTAAATGGGAAATTAATTGTTCTACCCCGACCATTCCCCAGTATGCAATAGATGAGATGTTTGAGGAAAGCGATCAGTGCCATTGGCATGTGCGATGCCCCGCTTGCAATTTTTGGCAGGTTATGACATGGTTGCCGGAAAAAGGTAAAGTAGATCAGAACAGTATACGGATAAAAGGAAATTTGTCCGCGCATATAGATAAATTTGACCAGAAGTTAGAATATATCTTTGTATGTAAAAAGTGCGCTAAACCCATATATTATAATCCGGATACCGTAAAGATGGAATGGATAACAAAATATCCTGATAGAACAAAAGTAAGGGGCTATTTTTTAAATGCTCTTGTAGGATGGGGATATAAGACCGCAGGTTCTATCATAGCTAGCTTTTATGGTTATAAAGAGATAGATAAGGCCTATAATCGAATTTTAGGCCTTGCTTATTCTGATCCAGGAAGAAAACTATCAAGAGATAATATCCTTAAATGCGTAAACAGAGATATGGAGTTACAATTTGTAGGAAGAAATTGTTTCTTAGCGGCAGATCAGGGTTCTCCGTCATGGGTCATTATTGGTGAATACGATAATATAAAGGATAAAATTAAGGTTCTTTATTTTGAGAAAGTAGAAAATAATTTATTTGACCATGTGGGGAAGGGCGGCACTGTTGAGAAGGGCAGGATAAGCGAACTTATGGAAAAGTTTGATGTATTGTCTGCTGTAATAGATGCTCAGCCGAATACTGAGAGCGCTCATGCTTTTGCCAAACAACATCCAGGCAAGGTATGGCTATGTTTTTATTCAGATAAACAAATGGCTAAATATAATTGGAAACCTGATGATTTTGTAGTAGTGGCTAACAGAACAAGGACATTGGACTACAGTGTGAAATTCTGGATTGACAAGAAAGTAGAAATTTTTCCCCAAGATAATTATAATTATGAAATATATGAGGTAATGATTAAACACTTAACTTCAATGACTAAGGTTATTGATGAAAACGAAGATGGGACCAGGACCGCGCGATGGACAGGCCCACAAGATACTCACTTTGCGCATGTATGGAATTATTTATGTATGGCAACAGAGGCAGACAGTAATATAGTTACAAGAATAATCTCCCCAGGACTTTCGGGTTTTAGTATGAATAAATAAAAATAATCATTAATTTTATAATAATACTTGACATAGTTAGAATAAAATGCTATATTTTAAGTAGATAAAATAATTATATTTTACTTAAAGGGACAATCCTAAACAATTAACAATAAACATGTTGATGTTTGGGATTTTTTTTATTATGGTAACTAAAACAAAAAAGAGCCCTACTAAAAGAGTTACACGCGCACGTTCCCTCAAGAGAAACCCAGGGACTACCGTTGATAGGGAACTTCTTGCTGCCGGAAGACAAACTCGTTTTCCCGGGAGCAACTTTTTTTTAGGGAATACTTTTCTTTCCAGGCGTTATCAAGAAACCCACACAATAGATCTTACTCAATATGCGACTCTCTCCGCGGATAAACTTTTAGATGTTCTTATAGATTCCAATCCGGATGTTTCCCAGGCCTTGTATAGTTTTTTAAGGATGTGTAATTCTGGCCATAGTATAAAAGTTACAGGACTTGATGGGAAGAAAGATGATACTGGCCAGAGCATTATGGATAATTGGATTAAGAAACTTAATTTTCAGCAAAATAATTATGGATTCAAAGAAGATAGGTCCATAAACTCTTTAATAAATAAGATGCACATGTCATTTTTTGTAAAAGGCGCAGCTAGTTTAGAAATAGCTTTAACTCAGGTGCTTGAACCGTCTTTTATCGCGCCGATTAATCCTACATCAATATATTTTAAAGAAAAGGATGATGAACTTATCCCATATCAGAATCAGCCTACTGGCGATAGAAAAAAAGGGAAGTGGGAGGGCAATTACAAGGAGATTAATACGCCTAGCTTTTTCTATCAGCCGTTTGATGCAAGGCTGGATGATGTTTATGGAGTCTGCCCCATACTTCCCGCTCTTCAAATAATATTTTTCCAAATGCAAATATTACAGGATTTACAACTTGTAGTTCATAAGGCCGGTATGCCCAGAGTAGATGTAGAATTATTGGAAGAGATATTAATTAAGAACGCGCCTCCGGCAATAAGGAATGATGCAAAGAAACTTACTGCGTGGCTGAACGCGAGAAAATCAGCAATAGAAACTGAATATACTAATATAAAGCCCGATGACGCCGCGATACATTTTGATTCCGTGAAACTTAAATATCTTGAAGCGCAGAAAGGCGTAGGTTCTTTTGACGCAAGAGCATTGATAGAGGTAGTAGATGCGCAGGTTATAGCTTCTCTAAAGAGCCTTTCAACTCTAATGGGTAGGAAGACGGGGAGAACAGAAACATACGCTTCGGCTGAGGTATTGCTCTATATAAAAGGTGTTGAGGCTATACAGCAGATAAGCGGGCAACTGATGTCTAGGGCACTGACTTTTTGTCTTAATATGTTCGGCCATCAGGGATATGTGGCTTTTGAATACTTGCCGATCGAACTGAGAAGCAAGACAGAAATAGCTCAATGGGAAGCCATAAAAATACATAACCATCTTATATATATTGCTTTAGGAATGGAAAGTTTTAACGATGGCTGTATTGGATTGACTGGCCATGCGCCCACAGGAGATGCGGTTAAAGATAAAGAATTAAGAGATTTGATACTTGCTCTTCTAAAAGCTAAATCTCCCACCGTAGACAGGCCTAGCAACAACGATAATGGTGGTGATAGAGATAATAGTTTTCATACAGCAGAAGACTTGCTTGAAAGGATAAACGGA